GGACGCCACGGTAAAGATACTGTTTGTGAAATTCTCAGAGACAAGTATGGTTATAGTTTTGAATCAAGTAGTCAATTCTGTTCTAAGTTGTTTATTTACAATATGCTGAAAGAAAAGTACGGATATAGTACTGAAGAAGAGTGCTATGCTGATAGACACAATCATAGACAAGAATGGTACGAAGCTATTTGTGACTATAATGTTCCAGATGCTGCTACATTAGGTAGAGAAATATTTGCAGCACATGATATCTATTGCGGACTGCGCAACAAGCGTGAATTTCATGCTATGAAGAATACTGGTGTATTTGATAAAGCTATTTGGGTCGATCGTAGCAAATTCTTAATGCCCGAATCAGCAAAGTCGATGAGTCTTGAGCAATGGATGGCAGATTACACTATTGATAATAATGGATCATTAGAAGAATTAGAATTTAATTTAGATCAACTTATACAGCATATTGATCCTTATAGTGCGACTTTAAAAGTCAGGCCGTAAATCACCCTGTTTCCACTTTACTCCTTCTTTTTGTAAAATCCTTTGGCAGTTTGCACATACAGTTTTTAAATTACTTGGCCGACAATTATCTAAATGTCCGTCTATATGAAACACATTAAATTGTTCAGTATGCCGCGATTTAAATCCACACTTTTCACAATTGTCTTTTTTTTGATATCCTGCCTGTTTCCATTTAGGAATACCGTGCCCTGCTCCGTTACGCAAACAGGTTTCGCATAGCTTACGATAGTAGGTCTTTCCATCTTTTTTGTAATTTATAGCTGCTGGTCTCTGGTTACAAGTGCATAATGGTCTCATATTGTATTTACCTCACCTTTTCGGTCCCTTTTCTATGGGGTTTAACTAGCCCTTTTTCTTTTTTATTAATAAATACATTAGAATAAGCAATTTCATAGGAGATAAACAATGGCATTATTTTCACCAGGTGTTGAGGTCAATGTAATCGACGAGAGTTTCTACACTCCATCGGCTGCTGGTACCGTACCGATGATCTTTGTAGCGAGTAAGGAAAATAAAACTAACTCGTCGGGATCGGGTGTAGCTGAAGGGACACTAAAAGCAAACGCAGGAAGACCTTACTTGGTCACGTCACAAAGAGAACTTGGAGAGCTATTTGGCGATCCGGTATTTATGAGTGACGGTAACGGTAATATGATTCATGGCGGTGAATTAAACGAATACGGATTACAAACAGCATACTCAATACTAGGTGTAACAAACAGAGCTTTTGTTACTCGAGCAGATATTGATATATCTAAACTAGAAGCTAGTGCAACTGCTCCGGGCGGCGAGCCTGCAGATGGCACATACTGGTTTGATTCAGAATCAACTTCTTTTGGTATTGCTGAATGGAACGGCGCTCCGATTACTACAGTCGGCGGTCAAACATTTACAACTAAAACGCCTATCGTTCTTACACCAAGTGATGTTTCAAGAACAGCAAATGAGAGTTTAACAGCACCTGGCGCACCTAAAAAGTCCGTAGGACAAATTGGTGACTATGCTGTTGTAGCAATTACAAATTTAAACAAATTGTATTACAAGTCACCAGGTTACGGTGCAAGTATTGCAGTAAAAGCAGGAAACGTCGGCGAGTGGGTCGAAGTTGGTTCGGAAAATTGGAAAGGCAGTTGGGCGACTTTAAGAAGTGAAATTGCTAGCACAACTACATTTGATATCTCAAATACTTTCACAATTGACTCAACGGATATTACACGTATTGGAACAAGTGCTACAGACTTAGCAAACGAAATTAATAATGAAGGCATTTCGGGCGTGAGTGCAAATGTTGTCGATGGTGAATTAGAAATTTATACAACTAATGATTCTGTAGATATTGCAGGTAGTGCAATGAGCGAATTTGGTATTACAGCTGGAACTTACTATTCACCAGCATTACAAATTTCAACGCACACTAATGTACCTTCGTACAAAACAGGCGATACTGAAACAAGACCAACTGGTTCTATTTGGTATAAAACTACTGAACCAAATGCAGGTATGAAGTATAGTGTTAAACAGTACAATGAAGATACACAACTTTGGGAAGTTATTCCTACTCCAGTATATACAACAAGTGCAGAATCACTGTACGGGTTAGATAGAACAGGCGGCGGCGAAAATCTACAGATTGGTGATTTATATGCAAAAGCAAATGATGCAGAAGCATCGAATCCAAATGTTGCAAACTTTAAGTTCTATAGAAGACAAGTAGCTGGTCGTACTTTAGCACAAAGTGAAAAAGTAACAGGTACAACATTAGGTGCAGGTACTTATAAAATTGCTATTGCAGAAACAAAAGTTAATAGCGAAATATTTACAGCTCCAAAAGTTGCAACAATTGAAATTAATAATGCTGGAACGTCTGGCGTTGCAGATGATGTAGCTGCTGGCATTAATGGCGCAGGCTTAATAAATGTTACAGCTGAAATTGATGCACAGAACAGAATTATACTAGGACATGCAGCAGGCGGCGATGCAATCATTTATGACATTGACGGACTATTAGCTGATCTAGGATATACAGCATTTGAAGCTGACGAGCCAGCAAGTACTGCTAACTTCTATGATGCACCTGCACAAATAGCAGCAGACGCATTAACAGACATTCCAGCACAATCACCGGCTTTAACAGTAGTAGATGGTACATATCTACTTTCAAACTGGAGACCATTAGAATATACTCCGTCACCAGATGCTCCAACATCATTGACAGCAGACGGCGAACTATGGTATAGTTCAGTAATTGACGAAGTAGATATTATGGTACATGATGGCCCAACCAACGGCTGGAGAGGATATCAAAATGTATATCCAGATACTTCACCAAATGGTCCAATTGTAAGTGCTACAGAGCCAGAACAACAGTCCGACGGTAGTGCGCTAGTTGATGCAGATCTTTGGATTGATACTGCGGACTTAGAGAACTATCCAAACATTTATCGTTATAATGTTGCATTACAAGCGTGGGTTTTACTTGATAAAACAGACCAAACTTCAGAAAATGGTGTGCTGTTTGACGAAGCACGTTGGGGACTATCGGGCAGTGATATAGATGCAGCAGATATTGTTGATCTACTATCGAGCAACTACTTAGACCCAGATGCACCAGATCCTGCACTATATCCAAGAGGTATGCTGTTATGGAATCTACGCAGAAGTGGATTTAATGTAAAACGTTTTGTACGTAATCACATTAACGTATCTGATGACAACGGTCGTTGGTTAGATCAACCGATGACTAATTATTATCCACACCGTTGGGTAACAGACTCAGGCAATAATGAAGATGGATCAGGAACATTTGGACGTTTTGCACAACGCAAGTCAGTTGTACAAAAACTACAAGCAATGGTTAATAGTAATATTGATATTCGTGACGAAGAACTAATTAGATTTAACCTAATGGCTTGTCCAGGTTATCCAGAGCTAATTGGTGAAATGATTGACCTAAACTACACACGTAGATTAACAGGTATGGTTATTGGCGATACACCAATGCGCTTGACACCGGATGCAACTTCATTAAATGAATGGGCACAAAACGCAAACTTAGCAGTTGAAGACAACGAAGTCGGCGGTCCGAGTAGAGATGAATATCTAGCTATGTATTATCCAGCAGGATTTACAAGCGATAACTTTGGTAATAATATTGTTGTACCAGCAACGCACATGGCGCTACGTACAATTATATTAAGTGATCAAAAGAGTTATCCGTGGTTTGCACCAGCAGGTGTTAGAAGAGGCGGCGTAACAAACGCAACTTCAACAGGCTATATTAATGATGAAGGTGAATTTTACAGCATTGCACTAGGTAGTGGTGTGCGTGATACATTGTATCTAAATAATATTAACCCGATTACATTTATTGCTGGCGCAGGTATTCAAGTGTTTGGACAGAAAACTCGTGCAAGAGCTGCAACAGCACTAGATAGAATTAATGTTACAAGACTTGTAATTTATATGAGAACAACATTGGAAGCATTAGCAAGACCTTACTTGTTTGAACCAAATGATAAGATTACACGTGATCAAATCAAACAAGCTACAGAAGGGTTCTTACTAGAATTGGCAAGTTTGAGAGCATTGTATGACTATGTGGTTGTATGTGACGAATCAAACAATACACCTGCAAGAATTGACAGAAATGAACTTTGGATCGATGTTGCAATTGAACCAGTTAAAGCTGTTGAATTTATTTACATTCCATTGAGAATTAAAAACACAGGTGAAATAGCAGCACTAGGAAGCTAATCATAAATTTGGGGGGTAGAAAAATTACCCCCCAACTATGATAAATAATATTACTAGAGAGGATAACAAATGCCAATTAATTCACTAAAAAATATTTCAGTCCCTGTTAATGACGGACAGAAAAACGGCACATTATTGATGCCTAAACTTCAGTATCGTTTTAGAGTTGTTGTATCAAACTTCGGTAACTCAACAGACTTAACTGAAATCACAAAGCAAACAGTCGATGTTACAAGACCAAATCTAACGTTTGAAAACATCACTATTGATGCATATAACTCAAGAAGTTACATTGCTGGTAAGCATACTTGGGAACCAGTTACACTTACACTACGTGAAGATGTAAATAACAGAGTACAAAGACTCGTAGGTGAGCAGCTACAGAAACAATTTGATTTCTATGAGCAAGCTTCAGCATTTTCAGGCGGTAGCTACAAGTTCGGAATGGCTGTAGAAGTACTAGACGGTGGTAACGGTAACTTTGATACTAATGTTGTTGATAGAATCAACTTAGTAGGTTGCTACATTGAATCTGCAAACTACAATTCATTATCATACGCTACAAATGATCCAGTAACAATTACACTATCTATACGTTACGACAACGCAATTCAAACAGAAGAAGACGGCGTAACTAGAACAGCTGGACTAGGTATTTCAGTAGGTAGAAGTACAGCTAATACAACTATTAACACTTCAGAAGGTCCAACTCCTGAATAATAGTACAATTGGCATTTGAGACTATAATATAGGGGACTTTGTGTCCCCTATTTTTTTGAGTATTTTTTACAGATAAATAATGTATAGGAGATTGTCATGGCTGAAACAAATTTTAGAGACTATCAACACGCTCATAGATTATATACGCAACAGCGTATGAACTTCTCGCCAAAGGTAAAGTTTCTTTACCATTGTGTATTTGAACTTACAAATGCTGCAAGACAACATGCAAGCATTTCGGTTCAAGAAGAGCCTCTTGTAAATGTTTTAGTAAAAAGTGTAGATCTTCCTAGTTATAGTGCAAGTGTTGAAACTAGGCAGCAATATAATAGAAAAAAGAATATACAAACTCGTATTGATTATGATCCGATCACTGTAAAGTGGCATGATGATAAAGCAGGCGTAACTATGAGTTTGCTACAAGAATATTATACATATTATTTTAAAGACGGTAACTACAATGATGGCACTGGTAGTGCGTTAGGACAAACATACGGATCGCGAGACAAGTATTCATCACAAGTTCCTAGTTACGGTTTAGACAACGGAACTATGATTCCTTTTTTTAATCAAATAAAAATATTTCAATTAAGCCGAAATAAATGGAATAGTTTTACATTAATTAATCCTATTGTTGAGAGGTGGCAACACGATACAATGGACTCTGCAGACGGCATAGGCATTGCAGAAAATACCATGACAATTATGTACGAAGGTGTTATATACGATCATGGGGAAGTTGAAATTGGACCAAACGGAGAGCCTAAGACGTTTGGCGATTCTAGGACAGGATATGATAGTACTCCTAGTCCGTTAGGAAATCAAGATCTTTATCCTAATCAACAATCAAATTATGTTTTAGAAAATCAAGCAACTCCGGTTTATCAATCTACGCCAACTATGGCCCAAAATCCTTTTAGTATTCCGGGACAGGGTACTTTTAATAACGGTACTTTTTCAAACCCGGGAGGATTATCTGGGTTGCTATTTCCAAATTCTAATAGAGGCACAGTTGCATCTAACCAACAACAGTCTTCGAGAATTAGAGACGGCAGTGATGTTGTAAATGTATTATTAGATAATCCTAGTATTAGAAATACAGTTATACGAAAAGTAATAGGTACAGGTAATGCATCTAGCCTTGGATTAAACAACCTTTCAGAATACGATACATTAGGCGAAATTGCACAATTAGCAGTAACTAATCAAGTTCTTGATACTATTGGGCTTGGCGGCAATAGACAAGCTTTAAATATTGCCAGTACCGTAATAGATGCTGTAGGACAACGTACTAAAGTAAATAGAAGTGCAGGCACACCAAACTTAACAGGTGTTAGAGTTCAAAGTGCATCACAAGCTGCTGATATGGTAAGTAGATTACTAGAAACTACCTCACTTACTGATCAACAACAGGCGTTTATTGCTGCTGAGACTGCTAATATACCAGGGTTAGGTGTTGCAACAGAACAAGCAGTTTTAAATAGCAACTTGTCACCAACGCAAAAGCGTGCCGCATCTTTAGCTATTCAGTCGCAGCGAAAAGAGTATAATAAAAGATATACCTAAGGAAACAATATGCCGTCAAACTTACCAGCAAATACAAATACCGATAGTGCCGATGCAGTTAAAAAATTCTTCGACAGCTATAATAGAGAATCGTTATCATTTTCAAGCAATGAAGTTGATGCAGTAATAGGTTACTTCCTAAAAAGAGGTTTTGAAAAAGTAAGTGCTATTAATACAGCAGCAGTACTCTTAGAACAAGCAAAAAGAGATAATTTTAATATTCAAAAGCTTATAGATACATTAGACGGTTTAACTGATGTTAAACTAAGCAATGCTGTAGGTACTATTCTTAACATCAATAGACCTAAAAGTAGTCAATTAGGATTTAAAACAGAATTTGGCGGAATAAGAATTGAGCAACGTAATATTATTCCATGAGTAGAAAGTATGCATCAGGTAAATTTGATTTAAAAAATCCAGACAAGTATGTAGGAAAGAAAACTCCTACATATCGAAGTGGATGGGAATTTACCTTTATGAAATTCTGCGACGAGCATCCTGCTATTGCACAATGGGCAAGCGAAGCAATACGCATACCTTATAGAAACCCATTAAGTGGCAAACAAACTATCTATGTTCCTGATTTCTTTATTGTTTATAACGATCAAAAAGGCAGCCAACGTGTTGAACTTATTGAAGTTAAACCAAAAAATCAAGCAATGAAAGAAAACTTAGGAAAGTCAAAACACAACCAAGCACATTATATTGTAAATCAAGCAAAGTGGGAAGCAGCAAGAGTTTGGTGCAAACAAAATAATATCACATTTAGAATTGTTACAGAAGATGATATTTTTCATAACGGCACAAGACGATAAATAATAGTAGCAGTTAATGGAAAGTTATTATGACTAAAAAATTAGAAGACTTGTTAAACTTACCTAATTCAAAAGAAATTATAGAACAAGCAGAAGAACAAGAACAAGAACAAAAACAATATGAAATCGAACAAGCCGAAACTCTTAGAGACATGGCCGAGTTTGATAAGATCACTAGTGCATTACCTCAAGTTAAAGGTTTGGGCGATATGGCCGATAAAGAGCTTAACGAAGTAGCAGACAAAGCTATGCAAGCTTATGACGATCTAATGGATCTAGGTATGAATGTAGAAAGTCGCTATAGTGGCAGAGTGTTTGAAGTAGCAGGCGGGATGCTTAAAACATCATTAGATGCTAAAGTTGCTAAACTAGATAAAAAACTCAAGATGGTAGAACTACAACTTAAAAAAGAAAAAGCAGATAAAGATTCAAAACCGCCCGGCGAAGGAATGATCGACGGTGAAGGATATGTTGTAACAGACCGCAATAGCCTCTTAGAACGGCTTAAAGGGTTAGATAAAGATAAATAACTTATATAATACAAAAGGTCATTGCGCAATGAGATCATTTACAGAAATATTAACAGAATCTAAAAAGACTTACCCTTTTAAAGTAGGAGTAGCAGGTGACTTGCCTGAAGGTTTTGAAGGTGCTATGAAAACTGCACTAGGAAAATATAACATTACTAACATGAGTAATGGAAAGAAAACTCCAATCCAAGAACGCCCATTAGATTTCCCACAATTACAAAATATGGAAGTTACTTATTGGGATGTAGAAGTTGATTACCCTACAACTCCGCAAGTCATGCAAGAATATATCGGATCATGCTGTAGTGTTGATCAAGCACACATTATTGTACGTGGTGCTAATGATCCAAGAGAAGAATATCAAGATACCAAAGACGATGCACCTTATGAAACCATGTTAGATAAAGAAGACATGGGCGGCGAAAGTGCGCAAGAATCGGTTGGCGGAAATCGTGTAATGGAACTACTTAAAGAGTTAGAGACAACACGCAAAGAAAGAGATAACGATCCTATGGCAGGCGCACCTGTAGGCGAGTCTAAAGACATTGACGATAGCGAAAATGCAAAATCACCGATAGGGAGCTAATAATGAATATGAAAGATATGATCCAGCGTATGACGGATCTAGAAAATGAAGCAAAGCAACAGCTAACAGAATCAGAGCAGTTAGCAGAGTGCCCTCCAGAAATGGCAGAAGGACCAGGAATGGCTCCTGCACCTATGGATCAAGGAAATCCTGTAACAATGAACATTAGCATGAATGCATCGGGTAAGGATCATGTAGCTGATCTAATCGGTATGATGAAAAATGCAGGACTAGGCGATGCACAACCCGCAACAGATGCTATGATGCCAATGCGTCAAGATATGGAACGATTATCAGCAATGATGGACGAGCCTAAAGAAGAAGGAATAGAAGAAGGCGGCATGAAAGACGCTGTAACTGATATGCAAGAACAACTACACGATTTTGCACAAGAAATACAAAAAGGAATGCATAGTTACGACAACGTTGTTGATGAACTAAATGATATGTTTGACGAAGTTAAAGATATGGGCGATCCAATAGTAACAAATGCTTTTAAAGTACTTAGAAGTCTTGAGCCAGAAGACTTCGGCGAAGGTGAAGGCGGCGGTCCAAATCGTGCTTCTATGGTAGCACAAGATGCTATGGATATGATCGATGGTAGCGATGACAGTGACTACGATCATCTTCCAAATCTTGAAGGTTACGCTAACGAACCAGACGCACAATACGGCGAC